AATTACTTCAGTTATCTTCCAGATTTTGATTATGTTAGTAGACTTCCAGATGCTAAAATTGGAGACTATACTATAGTAAAAAATCTTTTTAAGAAAGGAAAAATACGTGAAGACATTTTTCAAAATCTAGCATTCTTTACCAAGTATCAAATCAAAGGTAATGATAGACCAGATAATGTTGCATTTGAAGTGTATCAAGATTCCAGTTTAGATTGGTTAGTTCTCATCTGTAATAATGTTATTAATGTTCAAACAGAATGGCCCTTACCACAAAATGATTTTGATAGATTTGTTTTAGATAAGTATGGTGATTATGATACTCTTTATAATGGAATTCACCATTACGAAACTCAAGAAATTAAAAACAGTCAAGGAGTCACTATGGTTCCTGAAGGATTGCAAGTTCAATCTGATTTTTCAATCTCATTCTATGACTTTTTTATTGATCAACAAATAGACATTGGTCCAACAACGGCAGTACTTCCAATTACGAATTATGAATATGAAGAAAAAATAGAAAATAATAAAAGAAATATTTTTATTTTGAAACAAAACTACTTAGGAATTATTCTTAATGATATGGAAGAAGTTATGGCATATAAAGAAGGTGCCTCTCAAAATCTGAGCGACACCTTAAAACGCGGAGACAATATACGTCTCTACTCTTAATTATTCAGCCAACTTTGAGAAGTATGAAAGGGCATCGTCCGTATCGTCATCATCATCTACACTATTAATTACAGGAAGTGTAGGAGATTTAGAGCGAGCATAAGACTGCTCTAGTTCTTCTACTACACGACTTTCTGTAGTAGGAGTTTGGGTATATGATTCATATTCGTCTTCTTGCTCAACAACTGCACGAGATTGGGTAGGAGAAGTTTTCTGCCCCAGCACCATATTCATACGACGCTCAAGTTCTTCATAAGACTTGAATTGATCTGGAGCAGTTATAGCAGTTAGAGAATACTCTTTTTTCCATAGTGTTTCCATTGCATCATCGTCGTCCAGCAGAGGTGCTACACGATCAAACTCTGACTTATCATAATTCCAATAACCATCTTTCTTTACAATCTTCAGTTTGAAGTTTGCACCTTGCCAGAAGTCAAAGGGATTGATAGGAGTCTCATCTTCAAATTCAGGTTGCATTGCTTCCATAATCTTATCGAAGATTTTCTTGCCATACTTAAACAAGAAGACTTTACCTTCATTTTCAGGATTTGCAGGATCTTTTATGACGTAGATATTAGAATAATAGTTTAATTTACGTTTTTGCTTACGAACAATTTCTTTATTTGTTTCAGATCCCGTATTCCACAGTTTACGATTATGTTCGCCAAGTGGGTCCTTACCACCAATAGTAGTGAGGCTGTTTTCAATATACCACCCACCAACACCTTGGAAGGCATGTGAGTACATCTTTGCCCAGGGAAGTTCTTCACCTTCTGGAGCAGGTAGAAAGCGGATGATTGCAGAACCGGACCCTCCTTTATCCATAGATGGTTTCCAGAGACGATCATCACCACTAGAAGTAGTTGTACTCATCTTTTCAACTTCTTTAATAAGTTTGGCAGTGAGAGAACCAATGCTAGATTGCTTTTTTAAATTTTCGAATGACATTTAGATTACCTCGTATTTGTAGGATTTGGCTTTTGCGACTTTGCTTAAGGGATCGTCCAGCCCACACATATTCTAGAGGTCGAAACCAGTATTGTCAATCTGTTCTTTCATAATCTCAAGCATTTTTGTCATATTATTCAAAATAATATTCATATCAGTTCCGGGAGGCATACCCATCATTACGGCAGAATGAGTAATTTTTTCTTTCATTTCTTGTGCTTCTAGGTCATCAGATAAACTCATTCTCGTATAAAGGACTTTTTGTTTGTATAAAAGTCTTTCCAAAAGATCAACATGTCGTATCTTGTCTTCCTTGGTCATTGAAGGAAACTTAAATACACTTCCATAAACTTCTTCCTGAAGTTCAGCAATTTCGGTCATCTCTGCTCTAACCATTTCAGAATCGAAAAAACTCATCTTTCCCCCAGAACTATTTCTTTCAAGATTTTTCTAAAGTGAAATACCTCAATATGTATGAAAGGCGAATACTTTTTAATTCTACGACTTACGGTTTCCCACACTGGATCTCGTAATTTCTTATCAAAGTTTTTCCTAAACATAAAGATTTTATCATAGATTACCAGAGTCTCTAAACTAACTTTACCAGAAAGAAATTTTTTTAATAATGGAGGATGTCCTTTCGAACATTCAAAAACCTCTTCAAATTTATGTTCTTCAAACAAAAGTTGCGATTCTTCTTTGAATAGATAAGAAAGAGACTGAACTTTTTTCTGCCAGTTCTTATATCTTTCCTCACCTTCTTTTATTATCTCACCGATCCATAATGTTTCTGGATCCTTACAAGATGCAAAGTTTGCAACAAAAAATTCTTCTACTTCTTGATCCGTCTTTTGTCTTGAAACTTTTTCGAACCACATTCTGTCTTTCCGTTTGTAAAAAGATTGAACAGTTGCTCTTACTTTTCCATTGTATGTAAAATAATCATATTCATTATTTACAAAATGACGCTTTAGGGCAAGATATTTTTGGTAGGCATCGTATGGCATCATTCATTAAAGAGGTAATTTTGCGCGAGAACTCCTTTTCAAGAAGTTAAGTTCAGTTGCTTCACACTTAAGTTTTTCTTTAAGTGGTTTAGAGATTAGTTTGGGAACTGATTCTAAATCAATATTATTTTGCTCACAAAAATTTACTATAGCATCAATATAACTAGTTTTCTGTTCCGATACAAGACTTTCAATTTCTTGTGCAAATCTTGATGGGCAGAAAAATTTACTCTCTAAAACTTTCTCTAATTCATTTTCCATCTTACCTAGTATTGTGATGTACAAATTCTTTTATGTATCGAACTAATAATTTAATATAATCGCTTTTGTTTCTTTTGTCAAATACTTTAATTTCTCCACTCGGAGTTACCATAATAGTAATTAATTTCACTGGAGGAATTTTCGTTAATTCGTAATAAGCAGCAGCATAGAACATTTCTTGAACGAAGTAATTTTCAAGCCATTCTTCAGGTTTAATTTTTTCAGAGGTCTTGAAGTCAATTACTGCAAGTTCACCATCATACTCCCCAATACAATCAACACGACCGGCAAGTCCTAGATATTCAGAATAAAGAGTTCTTTCAATCGCATGAATATTATTAATTTTATCTAATTCTGGTTTTGCATGATAGAACATAAACTTTGAGAGTGGTTGATAATTGTTCCAATCCAACTCTTTATTTTCAAGATAATCTTGACATACTTGGTGAAAATCAGTTCCTCTTGCAGTTGCTCTTTTAGTAATACGGTTTGCTTCCTCAAGACCAACTCTCTTTCTCCATTTAACAAAAATCTCACGATTGTAGAAAGAAGTTACAGAAGTAATAGAAGGAACCCATTGCCCGCTGGGTAGATTGTAGAGACGAATACTCTCAGTAGTCTTACAATCTAATTCAAGATCGCCCAGATAATTATGATGAATAAACGGCATTTTATATTATAGTCCCAAAGATTTTTTAGCAATTACAAACTCTTTAACGAGTGGTGAACGGACAATATCATTGACCTCAAATTCAATTTTTTCAAATGAAGGCATAACATTTATCACACGAATAAAATCAATAATTCCATTTTTTTCACTCATTCTCGTTAAATCACTTTGTTCAATATCTCCCGAAAACATAATTTTAGTATTAAGGCCACATCTAGAGATTACAGAAAAACATTCGTGTGCAGAGCAATTCTGTGCTTCATCAACAATAATAATCGCATTGTCGAGAGTAACACCCCGAATAAAAGAAGTACACCAAAAACTAATACTTCCTTGTGCCTTTAAATTACCATAAAGCATTTCAAAGTCAGCATCTGTTGGCAACTCAAACATATATCTTACCATATTTTTATATGGTATTTCAAATAAAGATTTTTTATCATCTTCTGATCCAGGAAGAAATCCAATTTCTCTGGTTTGAACAAGAGATCTCACAATATAAATTTTTTCATAAGGTGTTCTTTCATTAAGAACTTCTTTAAGTGCATTATAAAGTAAAATAAATGTTTTTCCAGAACCAGGAACACCATGAGCAAAAATATTTTTTTCCTCACTATAATGCTTAAATAACAGTTTTTGATTTTCGGTGAGAGGTTCAATCTCTCTCAATGAATCACTATTGATTGGTTTTCTACGTTTTGTCTGTTTTATAGTAAGTCCAACGCCGATTGGTTGTTCCTCTCTTCTTCTTCGTGCCATATATTTTAAATAGGTTTTACTCTTGATCCTGGAGACTTGGAAGCAGTTTTTAGAATTTCATTCCACCCTGGATGTTTATTGACAAGTTTTGATTGCCACTCACCAACTTCTCCAGGACTTGCACATCCTTCCGACCAATCCCTTCGCCACTTAGGATTGTCTACGTACCATTGTTGAATATCATGAACACTCATTTCAACTTCTTTTTTCTCTCCAGTTTCTTTATGAACTATTGGATATATCGCCAAAATTTACACCTCTATTGCGCTGTTATTATTTATTCCAATGTTATTGAAGGTGCGTCATCACACTCAATGCAATCAATACATTCATCAATATTAGGATTTCCTTTTAAAAACTTTTGTAAATCCTCTTCAGAAACAAATACTTTAAAAATAAGACCAGTGAAATGATCTTTTAGACAGTAAGTTTTCATAGTATTCAAGGCGAAAGTCGGGCCCGATGTAATCTTTTTTCCTCATAATACTCCCAGACATTTGGAGACCAAGATTTAAGTTCGGGAACAAATGCGTCACATAATGCCTGAATCTCAAGCTGAGCATCAAGTTTAGAACGCAAATCCATAAAGTGAAGAACGGAACGAAGATTAAAAGAAACCACGAAGTTCTGTCGAATTGCCTGCGGAAGATAATCTCGTATATGTTCCTCACACATACCCTGCTCGTAGTACTCAGCATACTCGTCACACTCGCTTAGAATCCTCCCTAACTTGCGTTGGCGGTGTTCTTCGGTCCATTCATACTTCTTGCCCTTACGGTTGGTGTAGAACCCCACAGGGCGCACATAGAAGACCTCCTCAACATTAAGTTCTCTCTTGGAAACCTTGACGACACGCCTTCCGGTATATCTT